TATTCAATCAAATCATCTTCGGTTTTTGTCATGATAAGTTTAAGACCATCTTTAATCATTTGACGACAAGGTGCAGGAGTTGATGATTTAACTGCTTCAAGACCCATAATCTTAAGTTTTGGTTGCTCATACCTAACACCTTCGGAGTCCCACACATTAAGAATATATCTTTTTTTGGCAGTCCAGATTCCACGATCAGCAATGTTTTCTCGTTTCATCTGCATCTTTTGTGCATAAGCATTTACATAATCTGCCAATTCTTGGTAAGAACTTTCAATATAAGGTTCAAGTTCCATTTTACAGATCTTGTCAAGGAACCCAACAACTTTCTTACTAGTTTTCTCTCTTCCCTGGTATACACTTTGAACCAAAGGACCCATATTGAGATAGATAGAATCAGTATCAGAAGCAATAACATAATCAACGTTTTCAGATTTTAGTACTTTATTTAGATATTGATTCATTTTACTTTCAATCCAACGGATTGATACTTGTCCAGATAAAGTAATTGCTTCAGCATTTGCAAGTTTATAATAACGAAAATACTGATTACCAATAGCACCATAAGCAGAGTTCAAAGAAATTTTCTTTGCCATCTGAATATTATTACAACGGGCAATTTCTTTTTCCAATTCTTTAGTTGGAGTTTTTTCATATTGCTGCTTTGCAGCAAGCATTTTCTTTTTGAAAATTACTCTATCATTGTACATTTTCTCCATTAACTCTGGAAGAAATCCTTTAATATCTTTTCTGTATTGTGCTCCATTTGCACAAACACAATATTCTCCATCAATACTTATTTGCTTTGAAAGTATTCTTTCAACTGAAGCTGATGGATGTTTAGTTTCAACTAAAGTTTCTGGTGAAATATTATATTGCATAATAAGATGAGGATAAAGACTATTGAGGTCAAAACTAACTACCCAATCGTATATTCCAGGATTTGGTTCTTTAACATATGCTCCTGCAAATTTATCATCTTTAGATGATTTGTCTTTTGGTGGAATTACAATGTTACGCTTTTTGAGGTAATTGTAAATAATTGCATCCCAAGTCCTTACTTGATAAAAAACATCATTGTAATTGACTTTAGCATCATATGCCATAGTAAGACACAATTCAATAAGTTTCATCTTGTCTTCCAGTTGATCAACGAGTTCAACGTCTTTGATATTATAATCAACAAACTTTTGCCAGTCTTTTGTATAAAATTCCCTAAATGTATCAAACTCAGAGTGATCTAATTTCTTTTGACCCAATTCAACAAAAGCAATATGATCAAGACGATAAGATTCTTGATTTGTATAAGTAAACTTCTTATATAAATCAAGATAATCAATTACAGATACTCCAGCAATTTCATAAGAAATTTGCTCTCTTCCTTGAATCACTAGTTCCTTTCTGCGAATATTCCCCCACGGAGAAAGACGACGTGCCTCTTTTTCCCCAAGAATCCTTTCTATACGTCCTGCAATATATGGCATATCATACAACTCACAATTCCATCCGGTTATGGCATCTGGTGTATGTTGTTGCCAAAAAGAGAGAAATCTATTAATTAGATCAACTTCATCAACACATTCAACATAAGCAACATCTTTACGTGTATTTTTATATTCTCTGCCATTAGCAAAACAAATAATTTGTTTTGTTGCATAATTTTGAAGGGTTATAGTTAAAATTTCTTCTGCACAATCAAATACATTAGGAAATCCATTTTCAGCAGCAACTTCAATGTCAATAGTGACTAATCTAATTTTTGTGATGTCAAATTTAATTTCATCTTCAGGATACTTATCGGAAATATATTGTGCTTTGTAGTTGTCGTTACCATAAACATTAAAACCATCTACATTTGAATACTTTTCAAGAAACTCTTTACAATCAGAAATTTTTCCAGGTTGAATTGATTCTACAAAATATCCATCAAGAGTTTTATATTTTGTTTTTTTATTTGAGGAAACAAAAAAAGTTGGTTGATAATCCTCTTCTATTTGAAAATATTCACCATTGTCATATCCACGAACCATAATTTTATTAAATTTTTCATAGACATTGGTGTAAAATTTCATTTTGTGATTTTTAAATATTCGTCAAGTAGTTTACCATTCGGTTCAATGATTGTCAGAATTTTATCTGAACTAATCATAATTTCAATATCATTTGTATATTCACTTAACCAAGAAGAAAGGGTTTTATCTTCATTTATAATATAAGGATTTGTCAATTTGCAATTTGGTTCACCAAAATCAACAAGAATCTCTTCAATTTCAGTTATCAGATTCAAGTTGTTCTGAAGTACTAGAATCTGAATCAATTGTTTTGTTTGTGCTTCTTCCATAAACTTTCTCCTCATAAGATTTTTTTAATGTCGTAGCAGGTTCTACGATAGAAACAACCCAGTCAGGGTTAACTACGATATCCTTTTGCTCAGTAAGTGGTATCCAAGGATACACAGATAAACTATATTGCCTGTTTATTTTTTGAGGATCAGCATCTGTTAAAATTTCTGGTTCAACTAATTTAACACAAAATGGATCAGTAAAAACATAAGAAATTACTTTTTCATCCTCTGAAATAAGTTCTTTGATGTCAGCAATTACATCTTCTCCAGACTTTAATATTGCAAGTTTTATAGTCATTTCATTATAACTTTTTTAACATTTTACAACAAAAAAGGGGAGTTGTCAACTGGATTTTGCCAGTTACCTCCCCAATGGGCAAAAACGCCGACGATATTCAATTATTATTTATAGATAATCTTTTCTTTGATGGTGCTGAGGGACAATTTTTCTTAATTGGATTGAAAGAAGTCCATCTTCAAAAATTACATCTTTTACCTCAGTATCATCTGCAATTGTCCAAGATCTTTTGAAACTTCTTTGAGCCAGACCTTTATGGACATATTGAGTATTAGTTTCTTTATCTTCTTTTTGCCCCTCAACAAAAAGTTTTCCATATTCGGTAAAAACATTAACTTCTGATTTCTTAAATCCTGCAAGTGCAATTTCTAAACGAGATTCAACACTGCTGACTTGCACAAGATTGTAAGGTGGATAATTAGAAGTAGTTTCGTGAAGATTGAATAGACGATCAAAGTATTCGTCCATCCCAATACTATTGCGAGTAATTCTATCCATTAAGGTAGGAAGATCCGCAGCAGTATACCTTGTGAGGTTAGTCATTATAGTAGCTCCTTTAAAAGCGAGTTTGTTTTGTGTGGATCCTTTCGGCATCCGTATATAATTATAATAGATCATAAAAAAAGACGGGCAGGAAACCCGTCCATTTTTTATTCGGTATCTTCTACCTTTTTTTTCTTTGCACCAATATTATACTTGGTTTCTAGAATCCAATCACCCTTTTCCTTATAAGAAATAACTTTAATCTGATTCAAAGGAGCAATATCTACAATTTTTTCTGCCTTGACAACTGTAATAAGTCCCCAATCAGACAAAAGTTGAATAATTCTATTTCTTCTTTGAACATCATTCAATGTTAAGTTTGCATACTTACCATCAAGTGCAAAAAGTTCTTTAAAGTGAACAATATAATATCGACCTTGCTTATGAAGGATATGACAAGACTGATAAATCTTTTTTTCTTTACGTGAGGCAACTCCAATACGAGTTAACGTTTCACGAACTTTCAAAAAGTCATCAGGTTCGTTTAAAACCACCTCAATCATTTGTTCAGGAGTCCAATTCACAATAGGTTCAACAATAGCAGTCATTTCATTCCTCCAGTTTCAAATTTTGATTTTATAAAATTGATTTGCTCTTTTGTTAAAATTTTCAAAGCTTGCTTTGCCTTTTCATCGTTGTATCCATAATAAAGTTTAATGCAATCGATATCTTTAATTGTATCTTTACGAATCCAAGGAGAAAATCTTTTCTTTTTCCTCAGACTATTTATATAAAAATCATATTGCATCTTCTTTGAAAGAAAATGATATTGATTCATTTCATTCGCAAACATTATACAATCAATATGACCAGAAAAGCACCGATTGATCACATATGGAGGATATTCCCTTTCAAGTGAAGGATTTTCATCAATTAAATTAACCTTTGTCTGATTGATTGAATTCAACCAATCTTTAAGTTCAACTTTCATAATCAGGTTTATTATACTTCAAGTATTCAAAAAAAGTAAGTTTCATCTCTTTCTGTGTCATACCACAATGTTTTGCAGCAGCAGGAAGAGTCATTTTTGCACGAAACAAACCTTCATTTGCTTCTTTTACATTTTCAGGATTTGTTTTTATTGGAATCTCATAGAGAGATGCTTTATTAATTTTATATGGATTCATTTGAATTCGCACTCACACATTATTTCTGTCAATGCTGCTAGGAGGTTAATTTCCTGATCAGCCACAAACGCACATTGGTATTGATACTTAGCAATAACAAGAACGGCAGCAGGGATAGACTGGGGCGAAAGGCAATCATAACAGGCGTCATACACCCTGCGAAGTAGACTACTAGCGTCGTTATCCAAGTTCCCGACCACCCACTTTCGAACTTCAGGAAAGTTCTTATCCTTGAGATTTTTAATAAGTTCATTTACAGAAATGTCAGAGAAAGATGCAAGAATACCAGAATCAATTTTACCTCCAGTAGCGTATCTTTGAATCTCGTTT